GTCTAAGGATTTTTTTTTGCGTATTTTTAGGCATTAAAAAATCAGCTCCTCTCTTCTTTTGATGGAGCTGATTGAAAATTCTGTGTATAAGGTAGCTAGATTCGGGCAAACAGATATTTATCCGATAGAAAAAGCTGAATACTATCCCCTTTTCTTGTATTTTCTTTTCTGCTCCATTGTGTATTTTATAATACTACATTTGTGAAGAGAAAGTGAACTACTATTTTTCAATTAGCACTTTTCATTGATCCAAAGCTGCAACAATGAGCTTGCAGAAATTCCCATTTCCTTGGCCTTTGCGTGCATTTTTTCCTTTGAAGCTGGTGAAAGAGAAAAATTCACATTTATTTTTCTTTCCGCCTGGACTGCTTCAGCATGGCCAACATCTGCATGCTTTTTCAATTCCTCTTTTTGTCTTTTTGCGCTCTCCTTTGAAAACATAGTCTCTGCCATAATTATCTCCATCCTTCCTTTAGTTTTAATGCTGTTTTTACAAATCCATAAATTTCAGACATCTGCTTTGCTCCTGAGCTCCTTGGTGATAGCTCCTTGATTGATATTCCTCTAGCTCCAGCTTGATTGAATGCAGTGCAATCTGAAAGTACAGCTGTCTGAAGCTCTGGATATTTTTCATCGAACCATTCTATAAAATCTTTCGTGATGTTGTAGTGATTCCATCGATTCAAAACAAATAGCACTGGCTTCTTTCCCTGGTATTCAGCTGTAAGCTCAATCATTAATTCAAGCGGCGGCACATCGCGATTGCTCATCATCGTTGGAATGATAATGATATCAGCTGCATCCATCCATTTCTTCAGGTCGCTCTGAAGAGCTCCTGGAGTGTCGATGATTGCAACTGCTGCATCATCATTTTCCTTTGCTTCATGAATCAGGCCACCTTGCTGATCTAAATCATACAGCGAAAATGGAATCTGATCTCTTTCAAATCCGAAGGCCAGCTCATCAGCAATTAGAGTTTTACCAACTCCGCCCTTCTGATTGCAAATTAGTACATTTTTCATTTTTTTGCTCCTTATGTATTACTTGCGCATTGAATATGTAAATTTCAAATATTCTTTGCGTATTTAATATATATCATTTAATTAATTCGTGCGCAATAATTATATATTCAAATTTCACAGAAAAAACAAGATTACTATGTATTATTGCAACAAGTACAATTTTTCTGTTAGAACGAAAGGAGCTTATTATGGGAATATTTGGATCACCTGAAGAGAAGGCTGCAAAGCAAGATGAAAAATTGAATGATGTAATGAAAAAATATGGTCTTGAGAAATTATCAGGCGAATATCGTGATGAAGTGGCTGAAATTAATTCAGAGCTTCTAGGAAGTAAAGCTCTTGAAGTAGGAATGAAAATCTCAATGGCTGGAAAAACCGAAGAGATTTTGAAAGTGTCTTATCTTAAAGCCATCCTGGAACAGAATTGGATTATTATCAGACTATTGAATGATTTAAATTCAAAGTGATATAATTAATTTATCGTCAAACTTATTTTTTTGCATAGCTTTTACCTTTATGCACACAAAAAGAGCTTCCCATCTTCAGGAAGCTCTTTTTGCTTGGAATACTGAATAATTGTATTGGTGTATTGGGTTGATTCAATAAATGAATCGGGGATCATGTTTATATTGTAATTATTTGATTCTAATTATTCAATCTCAAGATTTCTTCGCTTATTGCTTAAAGAAAGATTATATAATGTCTGTATATTATTTACCTATGCTATGCGCAATGTATAGGTAATGAATATATGAAAAATGCGCAAAATAAAAAAGGGCTCTCAAATCACCAAATTGGCAATCTGAGAGCCCTATTCCATCACTCATGCGAGTTGTTGATGGTCTAATTAATTATTATTTAGATACTATATATTTATTACTTAATCTATGCGCAATTATGCTTTGATTAGCTTCCCAGCTTTTATGAGCTGAACCATCTTCAAATTCTGCGCAATAGTTCCCTGATATCCAGTGATGCCATTAGCTGCAGCAATCTTCTTTCTGTGTGCGAAGCTTGTGTCCTTCTCTCCGACTGTTGCAAGCGCAGAAACGATTGAAGTTCCTTTGCCCTTGTAAACGCCATAATATGCCACAGAAGGCTCTTTTGCTGATTGGATGGTACCTTCTACCACAATGGCTGTGTGTCCTTTCTTCTTGCTAATCAGAATCGTTCCTGTTGGTAAGTCTTGGCCATTATAAGACACAAAATTAAAGAGGCCTGTCGCTTCCAAAGCCTCTTTCTCATTTTCTGTGTTGAATGCGCCAGGATCCTTCCCAGATGCTTCTTTCACACACTGTCTCACCCCAGTGCCACAATCACATTCTGTTGGCTTTTTTGTATCAATACCAGCTTTTAAAATTCCAGCTCTTCCGCCCTGATCATAGCCAACATTTGGATTATTGCAAAGAGCTCTCATCCTCTCAGCTAATTTCAAGCGAATCATCGGGTCTTTTGCGATGGCACAATACCAGCCATACTTGTGAACATAAAATTCTTGCAGCGAACATTCTCCTTTGTAATCATCAGCTCTTATCTGAGCCTGGTCGCCAGCTCTTCCACCGATATATTTTCCATTTTCATCGTGTCTGGCTGAGCCTATAATCATTTTCATAGCTTTTCACCTCTCTTTGATAAGAACTTCTGAAGGTCCTCTTTGGCATGCTTCAAATCATCAGTCATTGTCACTTTTTCAGTTAAACAGTATTGAATCTCAAAATCAATGAGTGCCAGGATTGAATGAAGAATTACTTCATTCGTATCATCTTGCTTTCTAAATCTATCGTTGCCCTGAAGGAGCGATTTCTTCAAATTGTCCACTTCTTTTTCCAAAAACACAACTCTTGCTTCCAGCGAATCTTTAGGTTTCGAAAGAAAAACTTTAAAAGCATACATCATTCCAGCGAATGTGCCTATAGCCACAAGAAGCTGAAAGCTCATCAAGGCCAGCTGAAGCCAACTCATGCTTCTACCTCAGGAAGGCCTTTTACAATACTCTTGGCCACTGAAAGCAAGGCTGCAAGAATAGAGCTTGAAATAAGCACATGCCAATTGATTTCCTCAATTAATGATACAACACTAGCAATTGAGATGAATGTTTCGCAAAGAGTCCAAATTGCACGCGCTGCGGCTGCTTCCCAAAATTCTTTAGTTTTTAATTTTTCCATAACTCTTTTACTCCTTTCTTTAAAAAAAATCGGGGCATCTTTCGATGCCCCTTCTTCAGAAGGAATTAACTATGACAATCTCAAAGAGATGATGTCCTTAATTAATAAAATTTATGCAGTAGATTTTCAGCTTTTTTAATATTAAATCTTTTCACTTGCTCACTCCAGTATTTAAATAAAATTCCTTCATCCTTTTTCAATTCAAACTGATGCCATATAGACAGTTAGCACTGGAATAACAGCAAGTTATGAAATCATATAAATTGCTGACTAGTTCAAGATTAAATAAGCCTTAACAGTAACAACTTTGTTTTGAGTTTGATAAAAGTGATACCCACTACCTTGATGTACTTGTGTTTGTAAGGTAGCACTTGCATTCAATATTCCAGTTATTGGATCATATGTTTTGTTTAAACTAATGCTCGATGTAGCATAAGCACTGTCATAATTTGCATTTGCAGATATATATCCAGTTTCATTGTTTATTTCACATATAAAGTTTGATGCTGTAAAATCACTGTAACTAGAATATGATTTTAAATCAAAAGATGTTCCACTCCCCAAATAAATAATTTCTTCTCCACTAAAAGGGATAACTGTATCTGCACCATTCACTTTCAGACCTAATTTTTTATTGGTCGAGTCATATCCGATAGAGTCAACTGTCACATAGGTGTTACCACTATCTGTGCCACTATATGAGTTTACTTTATCAGATAAATCATTATTTAACTCAGTAATCTGGCTTTGGAATGATCCACTCAATTGAGGCAATAACAAAGTAATTGTGCCAATCGTCAAATCATTCTGTTCTACTCGATACAACGAAATGAAAACTTCATCATCACCATCTCTGAAGCTTCCTTCTGGGATGGTATCTGTTCCATTTTCCATAAGCTGCACGAATGTTTCGCATGTCTGCTCTGACTGATTACCAGTAACAAGATGATATCCGATGATGTAGTAGTTGGTAGTGCCCTGAGCTCCTGTTGGAATGTCGAAGGAATCAATCGCATTCGCATCAAGCTGAATTCTTCGGCCTTCTGATGTAATGATCACGCCATCTTTTACGCCTATTGTATTAGATGCAAGAAGCTCATAAGCAAATTGATTTCCAACTGCTGTGATTACAGTCTGGCCGCCCATCAATGCAGCATACCAATCCGCATCTTGCTGAGCATATATTGCAAGATTTCCATTACCATTGATTAATGTTGCCATTTACTCTTCTCCTTTCACCTTGCATTCTGTATGAAGCAAGCCATTGCTGATTTTATAAATCTTTGATACTACTGGACTTTGAATGACTGAGCCATCTGGGAATAGGCCTCTTACAATATCGCCAATCTCAAGCGGCTGCTCTTCAGGAGCCTTAATCGATAATTTTTTGTAGCTTGCCAGCTCTTTCAATCGCTCAGTGCCATAATCAATCAAATCCTGAGTACTTTCTGCGTTTGGATAATCGAAAAATTCTTGTCTTTCATCCAGGCCAAAATAATATTGAGTCTGAGAGATTTCACCCTGATCATTAATGTATAGATGCACAATCTCTCGATTTTGAAGCTCTCCTGAGCCGCCACAAATCAGATGATTGATTCCCATCCTATTCACTTCATATGTCAGTGGGATTCCATTATCCTCGTTATATGTTCCGCTTATTACAGTGGCTCTTGTTGCTTCAATCAAGATTTGAATTGGCTGATTTGAAGCAATCTTTTGAGCTGTGATTTTAAGCCTATAACCATAGTTTTCAAGCATCCCTTCAATTCCATCAAGCAGATTGATGTATAAAGGAAATTGATAATTTGATATCGTAAGGCCGCTATCTTCTGAGCTTACTGTGAAGAGATTTCCCATCACATTAGTAAGCAGCGAAGCAATCACGCTGTTGGCCTCACCGCTTACAGTCATGTAATCGCTTCCTGTTGGCGGCATGATGATGTTCTTGGCAAGTAGGCCACGCCACAAAAATCCTTTGAATGTGATAACATCCTGATCACTTTTTGTCCTGTCGTAATCGATAAGGCCGCCGATTTCTGTTCCTGGAATGTAAAAAGCGCCAGGTTCTTCAAGTCCTCTTAAACTTGTAGCAAATTCAAAATCATTTGGCGCTTCAGATGTACCGAATTCAGCATCAACATCCAGATCTATTTCTCCAAGTTCATGGAGCGTTGAAGTAAGAAATATCATTTTGGGGCGCTCCTTTCCTGGAAGACTGTGAAATCAATTCCATAAGTTCTTGAGTAGTTCAAAACGACCGAACCATTTGGAACCTTTTTGAAAAGTAAGCTTGTAGGGTCGCGATAATCAAAGACATTGATTATTGAGCCATTCTCATTTACAACAATGCATTTTCGATTCATTGGCGTTGTATCGCGCGAATCGATGACCATATATTGACCGCTTCGAAGCGCATAATTTACTTGGTATTTATGGCCCGAAACGAAGAATTGTACAAAGTTCGCTGGTCCATATACGACAGCTTTAAAATCCGATGGGATTGCAGTATCTACATCAATAAGCACTGCTGTTTCAGCATATGGATATGCATACTCGTAGCCATACACAAAGCTTCTGCTCTCAGGATAGCCTTTGACGTTTTCAGGGAAGCCTTCTTGAGATTGGCCCGATGGCCTAATAATTAAAGTCTGTTCTTGGGTCCAAAATGGAAATGGCGCATAAAATTGGCCTTTAATTTCAGTCCAATTTGCGCCAGCATCCACTGGATGAGTGTCATGTGTATTGAAATATACTTCAATATATTGTTCATTCCAGTAGATTCTTCCTGGTGAAAGTCTTGCGCAATCTTGCTCTGTTTGATAGATAAAATCATCAATCTGCTGCTTCCTTCTGGCTGCATCGCCTTTAAAATAAAACGAGCATTCAAAAATCTGCGGATTCTTAGTGAATCGGTTGACCTTCGCGCCAAACTGCTTTTTCTCCACTTCAGGAACCCATGAAACGACATGGAAATTTGCAGTTTTGAGCTTTGCATAGTCAAAATC